GTCGTCTTGACGCTGGCGCAGGTTTGACATTTAACAATGTTGCTCTTACCTCAACTTCAACTACAACTGCTGCAAGACAAATTGATGGCGTTAATACATTTGCGCAACTGACACTTGCCGCTCCCGCTTCTTCTACTGTTTCGGTATATGAGTTTCACGCCAATCAAACAGCCACTACTTTAGTGGCGGCTGGAGCATCCGTACTTCGCCGAATATTTTTGACATCAGACGTAACTGGCACTCGCCGCACATTGACGGTTACCACATGGAGTTCAATTACTGACGTAGATTTCCGTGACATCGGGATGAACTCATCTCGCTCGGGTACTCGACTCGGCAACTGCGGCAACAACAATAACGTCACGTTTGCTGCTGCGAAAACTGTTTATTGGAATCTGACAGGCTCACAGAACTGGTCGTCTACCGGATGGGCAACCACATCGGGCGGTTCTCCAGCAATCAACAATTTTCCACTGGCGCAAGATACGGTTGTTTTTGACAATACAGGAGCCGCCACTACTGTATCAATTAATACAAATTGGAATATTGGCGTTCTTAATATGTCGGCCCGTACCACCGCAATGACTCTTTCTGGTGGTGGTGGGCCTACGGTATATGGAAATTGGACTTGTGGAACAGGTGTCACTCAGTCAATAACCAATACTGTTATTTTCAATGGTATTGGCACACAGACTATCACCTCGGCTGGAAAATCGTTTTTTAGAATTGCTTGCCAAAACCCTTCAGGAACCGTCAGTCTTTCTGACGCATTTACAACTACGGACACCGAGAATGGCATAACTGTAATTTCTGCCACTTTTAATGCAAACACGTTTTCTGTTACTACAGCCGTGGTATCGACCTCCTCGGCTACGATTGGCCTTGGTACTGGGACGTGGACGGTTTCTGGTACGGGCAATTGCTGGAACTGCCAAGCATCGGTGGTTACGGGTACAGGCGAGATCATTCTTTCCAATAACACAACGACTGCAAGGGCATTCCTTGCCGCTGCAAGCGCAGTTTATGGGAAGTTGACTATTGGCGGGAATACGTCTACGTCTACAACGACCATTACTGGCCCGGGAATAACTTTCTCAGAGATTGCCAGCACAAAAACGGTTGCTCACACCATCGTTTTCCCCAACTCCACAACAACTGTTGGCGCATTCACGGTGCAAGGATCGTCTGGCAACGTGGTGACGCTATCTCGCACTGGTGCATCTGGCACATTCACGTTGGCAAAATCTGGCGTGGGCGTTGTTGGCTCAAATTATTTGTCCATCAGCAACAGCACCGCATCCCCTTCCAACACTTGGTATGCCGGGGCCAACTCAACAGACGGTGGAGGCAATACGGGTTGGATTTTTGCCAATGAGCCGTCAGCAAGCGGCAACTTCTTAGCCTTTTTCATTTGAGATAAATATGAGTCAACAGATTGATGCAACGGAGGCCAGATTGACAACCCATGAAGCAGTTTGCGCCCAGCGGTACGAGGGAATTCAAAAATCGTTTGAGTCCGGTTCCAAGCGCATGGCAAAAATTGAGTACTTGCTTTATGCGGTTATTGCTGCGGTGTTGCTTGGTCCAGGTGTTGCCGCTGAGATGGTTAAAAAATTGTTTGGCATCTAATGGCTAACGTAAAACAACAATTAGACACTCCTGCCTTGCCCTCATTGGGCTTGTCTGGTGGCATCTATTCTCAAGATACCCAGAACCAAAACAATGGCATCTTGAGGTTGTTTTTTACTAAGCTTTTAAGTGTCATTGGTTCTTTGATTGGGCCTACTGGTGGCAAGTACCTAAACAACCCTTATGGTGTTTTTTTAGATACTACAGATCAAGTTGCAGCTAACACCACAACTGCTTATCCAGTTACCCTGAATACAACAAATTTGTCTAATGGAGTTTCTGTTGTCAGCAACTCAAGGATTACTGTAGCTTTTGATGGCATTTGGAACTTGCAGTTTTCAATCCAATTTAAGAACACCACTAATGATGGTCAAGACTTTGATATTTGGTTTCGCAAGAATGGCGTAAACATTGATAATTCAAACAGTCGGTTTCATCTTCCTGCAAGAAAAATTCTTGCCGATCCAAGTCATTTGGTTGCAGCTTTGAATTTTATGGAAAGCTTGGTAACGGGTGATTACATTGAAATAGTGTGGAGAACAACCGATACAGGAGTTAGTATTGAGCATTTTGCTGCTAGTACAAGTCCAACAAGGCCTGTCGTTCCATCTGTAATTGTTACCATGACGTTTGTATCTAACCTACCTAACCTGTAAAACATCATGGCCTACATTCCACTTCAAATACCTCCAGGTGTCTACAAGAATGGTACTGAGTACCAATCTAAAGGGCGCTGGAACGATGCCAATCTGGTTAGATGGTACGAGGGTACTCTGCGTCCTGTTGGTGGATGGAGAAAGCGTTCTGCGACTCAGATGAGTGGATTGTCTCGTGGCCTGATTAACTGGCGTGATAACACGAATAACAGACGTATCGCAATTGGTACACACACTCATTTGTACATCATGAATGAAGGTGGTACTGTTTTTGACATTTCTCCAAACACATTAGTTGCTGGTGATGCTGATGCTGTTCTCAAGATTGGTTACGGATATGGCACTTACGGAAGCTCTGCTTACGGTGTAGCTCGTCCTGATCTTGGTCAGTACACTCCTGCAACGACTTGGAGTATGGATACATTTGGTGAGTATCTGGTTGCTTGCTCGACAAAGGATGGTCGACTGCTTGAGTGGCAGTTAAACACAGCTTCTGATGCTGCTCCTATTACCAATGCGCCAATTAGTTGTACAGGTCTGATTGTTACTCAAGAGCGATTTGTCTTTGCTCTAGGTGCTGGTGGTAATCCTCGCAAAGTTCAATGGTGCGACCAAGAGAACAACACTCTTTGGACTCCTGCTGCCACAAACCAAGCTGGTGACTTTGAGTTGACCACAATTGGCTCCTTGATGTGTGCCAAACGGATTCGTGGCTCTACCATTTTGTTTACAGACGTAGATGTCCACACTGCAACTTACATTGGCCCACCATTTATTTATGGTTTTGAGCGTGTTGGTACAGGTTGTGGTGTTATTTCAAAGCAAGCTGTTGCTGCTACTGATAACGCCTGTATCTGGATGTCTGGTTCAGGATTTTGGATATACGATGGTTTTGTAAAGCCACTTCCTTCTGATGTTAGTGATTATGTGTTCACAAACATGAACCCTACTCAATCATCCAAAGTTTATTGTGTCCATAACTCATCTTACGGTGAGATCTGGTGGTTCTACCCAAGTGCTGCTTCTAACGAGGTGGACTCTTACGTTTTATACAACTATCGTGAAGGTCATTGGGCTATTGGTACATTAGCCCGTACTTCAGGTACAGACCGAGGGATCTTCTCAAACCCCATAATGATGTCTACAGACGGTTATCTGTATGAGCATGAGGTTGGGTTTAACTACGACTCACAGATCCTATTTGCTGAGTCAGGTCCAGTTGAGTTAGGTGCTGGTGACAGGGTAATGAGTCTGACAGGGCTTATTCCTGATGAAAAGACTGTTGGTAATGTCCAAGCTCGTCTAAGCACTAAGTTTTACCCCAATTCTGTTGAATATAACCACGGACCATACTCAATGAGTTCGCCAACATCTGTGCGGGTTACTGGGCGACAAGTGGCTGTAAAGATTGAAGGTGCTGATCTATCTGATTGGCGAGTTGGTGTTATTCGATTTGATGGCAAGCCAGGAAGTATGCGCTGATGAATTATGAAAAATACAAGGTCAATGGTGAGTTACCACTATGGGCTTTGCTTTTCCAAAAAGTACAGAAAATACTTGAACCTGCCTTAGAATACGATAACACCTATAACATTCAAGATGTAGCAGACTGCATCTTAGACGGTTCAATGCAGCTATGGCCTACTAATAACAGTGCTGTAGTGACGCAAGTGCAAAACTTTCCAAGGATGAAGGTGTTGCACATTTTTTTGGCTGGTGGCAATCTAGAGGAACTAGAAACGCTAACCCCCCATATTCAGAAGTTCGCTGAAGACATGGGATGCCGCAAGATCACCTTAACAGGGCGTAAGGGCTGGTCAAGAACATTTGTCGCTAAATTCAACATGAAGCCAACACATTATTGGCTTTCAACGGAGGTGTAATTATGTCTGGTGGTAGCAGCCAAAGTACGCAGCAGCTTGATCCTGCAATGCGTGATGCGTTTCTTGGAAACGTAACTCGAGCAACAGATGTCGCTGGTGGATTGCAAGAACGACAGTTTGCTGGTTTCACACCAGATCAACAGCGATCTTTTGACATCACCCGTCAATTTGCCGATCCTAACAGTCAGCAGATGCGTCAACTTAACACTTCTGCCAATTTGGCAACAAGTGCAGGTTTGTACCGACCACAAAACGTAACAGCACAAAATTTTAATGCTGCTTATGTTGATCCTGCTGCTTTGGCTTCTCAACGAGGTTACAACGCTGCTACTGGTCAGTTCTCATCTGCTGGTCCTGCTGCTACTGCTGCCTCTCAAGGTTACACCGCCTCTCAGTTTGGTGGAGCGCAAGCTTCTCCTGCTGTTTTGGCCCAAGCTGCTGGTTACACGGCGCAAGGATTTGGTGGTCAGACTGCTGCTCCTGTTGAGCGTTTTACTGGTGTTAGTGCTGGTCCTTCTGCTACTGCTACTAGCCAAGGATATACGGCTGATCGTTTTGCAGGTGCTACTGCTGGTGATGCTGAGAGAGCGCAAGCTGCTCAATTGGGCCGTGGTGACATTCGTGATGTTTCTGCTCAACAAATTCAAGCAGAACGTGTTGCTGCTGAACGTGTTGCTGCTCAACAAGCTGCTGCTGCCCAAGCAAACCGTAATGCAGCAAGGGATGTAACTGCTGCTGGTGTTAGTGGCGCTCAAGTCGCTTCAGAAGCTTTGGGACAGATTGCACCTCAAGCTCGTCAGAATGTTCGTGATATTCAAGCTGGCTCTTTCTTGAACCAGAATATCCAGCAGTACATGAACCCATTTACTCAGTCTGTTACTGAGCAAAGCTTGAGGGACTTGGAGCGTTCACGACAGTTGCAACAGCAACAGACATCTGCACAAGCTACTGCTGCTGGGGCTTTTGGTGGATCTCGTCAGGGTGTTGCTGAAGCCGAGACAAACCGTGCCTTTGGTGAAAATGCTGCTCGTTTGATTGCACAACAAAATGCTG